CTTTAAAATTTAAACTTCTAAAATTGGGAGATGTTGGAAATTGTCCTGACATTATACGACTCCCATTTTGCCTTGATTATTCATGGCATTGTTTATGATTGATGTTATCAATCCTTTTCTTGATGCTAGTAATTGATCAAATCCAGCAGCATCTACTGTTGAAATATTAAAGTTGACTGTAGCTCCCATACCTTGACCTTTAGTATGGTCGATAACAGTTTCATTAGGATGTAGTATTGCAGGGAATCCACCTCTACCATCTATACCGCCTGCTCTTGCACCCATACCTGTAAAACCACCGCCTTCGTTTGATGGTATTGTTGTAGGTATGCTTAAACCTGATGTATCTATTTTGGGTTTAAAAAAACTACCAAATGATGCAAACATTTTATCTATTACTAATTTTTGTACTGCTATTCTAATTAACTCTCTTACTATAGATGTAGCATAATCTTTAAATGATGCTTTTCCTTTTTCTAAGAAATCCATAGTCAACTGAGTTAATCCATCGTATGACTTTTTAAACACACCCTGCATTTCTTCTTGCATGGTTTTGATATTAGTAAAGAAATCTTTATAACCTCTTTCAGCATCCATTAAGAATTGTTCTAGTGCTGTTAATGGTGTAAACCCTGTTCCACCTTCATCGCCTTTTGCATTAGGATCTCTGCCAAGTAATAAATCCATAAAAGAAGGTATTTTTATTTTTTTAAAAACTGCATTAGTTCTCTTTTCTATTTTTTTACCTAAAGCAGCTATTTCTGCATCAAGCTCTTTGTCTTTTTCTTTGAAACTAATCATTTTTTGCAGTTCTTTAAATTTAATTTTGAATCTGTCAATCATATTTGGCAGCATTCTTTTAAAGACTTCTTGAAAAACTGTGCCTATTTCATTTCTAAATATATAAGCAGCAGAGAGTACAGCAGCAAAACCGCTTATTAAAGCAATAACTGGATTTGCTCTCATTGTTGCATTTAGTGCAACAAAACCTAATCTCAATTTATTTACAGCTAAAAGCGTACCAGCCAAAACTGGAATTAATATAAAGTCCAAGTTTTCTGCAAATTTATTTACTACAGAAGCAAAAGTTGAAAAACCATTAGTGGCTTTTTGCACATCACCAACAATAAATTGAAAGTTATTTCTTAAAGCTACACCAGCCTGACCTAGTGTCATGGGCATCTCTTTAATTTGCTCATTAGTTTCTTTCATGCCAGCAATAAGAATTGGCATTACAACTTCGGCTGTTAATTTTCCAGCATGACCAAACTCTCTAAGCTCACCAATAGTTTTACCCAAACCTTCGGCTAACATCTTGGTAAGAATTGTGTTGTTTTCCATTACTGACCTAAGCTCATCACCTCTTAAAGCACCTGAGGCTAAACCCTGTGCTAACTGTCTAGCAGAGTTATTTGCCTCTTGAGCATGAGAACCAGCAATAATAAAGGTATTTGCCACTGTTTGCGTAGCATCAGCAACATCTTTTTGCGTTGCACCTAAATGATCTGTGGCTAGTGCAAGTCTAGTATATAACATAGCAACTGCATCAAAATCTGATCTTGAATCAGATGCAATTCTTCTCATGTGATCCATAGCTATTGCAGTTTTTTCAGCACTACCAGTTAAGGCATTCATTCTATTTTCAACGCCTATCATGACGTTAGCAGCATTAACTATTTCTCTAACACTAAAAGCAGCAACAATAGTATTTCTCAGACTTGCTAAAGCCTGATTCGTACTATTAATGTTTTTCTTAAAACTATTAACCGCTTTAGCAGATTTATCATTTCCAATAAAATTAAAATGAATATCTGACTTAGTTAGAGCTGCCATTCTTTTCTTCCTTTATTTCAAGATAAGCTAACCATCCTTGAAACTCCTCAACTGTCATTTCTTCAATTTCAGCTAAAGTTTTGTTTAGTTTTTCAGCTAGTGCATATTTTATGTATAGCTGCTTATCTTCAATTACTTTTTTTTAACTTCTTCCTGCGAAACATTATTCATCATTTCACTAGAAACTCTTATTAATACATCTCTATCAACCCTCTCCAATAAGGTTTTCTTATCAGCGATAGTAAATAACTTTTCTCCAGCTTCATCTAATGCTTTATAAATTAAAACATAAGCTAAAAGCTGTACGTCATCATCTTGAGCTAGTTTCATAAATTTAGAAGTCTCTGAAAGAGTTATTGGTTTGCAATAAATCTTTAAAGGACTATCTTCATCCTCACCCCATTCAGGGACTTCTATAATTCTAGTTTCTAGGCTATCAAAATGCTTCTTTGCGTTATCTATAACTGACATTTTCTTATACTGTAGTTTGTGTTAATGCACCAGTTCCTTGAACTGAAACACTAGCTTCAACTAGACCATCAAATGATCCACTTCTTGTTACACCAGTAACAATAGCTGAACCAGCATAATAAGTATCACCTGATGCGTCTCCTTCAGGATATACATTAAGAGTTACTTCTGAACCAATGGTTAAAGCACCCTGACCACTAGTATCAGTCTCATCCCAAAATACATCTATACTTCCTGAGAAAGAAGTCAATGATGATTTATAAGTTCTAGCAGAATCACCCATTGAAGTATCTTCTAAAGTATCAGCAGTTTCCTCAAGTGAGTATGATCTAATTTCAGCTACAGCATTAGAACCGACTTTTACAGTTCCTTCACTTCCTTTATGTGTTGCCATTTTCTACCTCGTCTTTCGACTTTTTCTTAGAAGAAGATTTAATTTTATCTTGCGAATGGACTGCTTCCTCTTTCCAACCCATATTCAATAAAGACTCAACCTTAGAAGGGTGAGCTTTTATAGAAACCTTACCATTTGGACTAATCATTTTCATAATTTGTCTCCTGTTAAACTGCTACGTCAGGATTAGTTTCCTTGACATAATAGTTAGTTAAAAATGTGAGAGATACATAACCCAGTGGTTTTTCTCCCTCTCCGTTAAACTCTATTTCTGTTGATTCTAAATAGCAATCTTTAGCTAATCCATCTAAAGTTCTATCTGCTGCTATTGCTTCTTCAACTTCTTTTGATATTGTATCAATAGTATCATCAAAGTCACTAGTAGCTTTTGCATATCCTTCTACTACCACTGACAATTCTCTACTCATAACTCTATCAGTACCTATAACTATTGGTTCAGATGTTTCTGACTTAGTATAGATAACTAATGCTGGTACTGTTTCTAATGGATAAACCCTAGACTCATAAACTCTTGAACCAGTTGTAGTTAAACCAGTTAAGGTAGTTCCAAACTTTTCTCTTATTTGTTGTCTTATGTGATTTGCCATTATATTTCCTCTAACATTAATGCACTAAAACCTGTTCTATCTGCTTGTATATTAACAACAGTATAACTTTGTGCTGCTTTGAGTATATTACCATTTGTATCTTTTATTGCAGATATATCTAATCTATTTCCAAATGCAATATTTGGTACATCTATGGTTCTGCAATAGGCTATTGGTTTTAATGCTTCTACACCAATACCTTCTTCTTGTTCTACATATTCATTATTTAGAATCACATTAATTGTTGTAGAAGTACCATTGTTTGTATAAACAGCAGAAACACCATGACCAAAATTAATATCTAAATATCCAGCCATATCTAATTCAGTTTCTAATCTAAATTGAGACATTATTGCTCCTCTAATACTACTGAAATCAAACCCGTATTATCAGGCTCTACTGTTTTTATTAAAAAGGTTGTTTCAGGCTTTAAAACACTACCTTGGTCGGTTGTTATTGCATCAACAATCAATTTATTGTTTTGAGATATGCTGAAATCATTTGAAAATTTTAAAATTGCTCTTGGTTGATAACCAGCAACAGGAACAGTTCCACCTTCTATATTAAAATATTCTTGGTCAATAATAGTATCTACACTTATAGATAATCCTGAATCAATATCAGCAAGGGTATCTATTAATGGTAAGGTATCCCATAAAGCGGTAACGTCAAAGAAAGTAGCAGTAACACCATGACCTGTTGTTGTATCAACATAGGCGTTAAAATCTAATGCACTCTCTAAAGGCATGATTTATTTTTTAGCTCTAGTTTTAGGAGCTTTTACTTTTGAAGTTTCTAAACCTACGCTTCTATCTTGTTTTTCAGCTTTAGGTTTAGCTGTATGAACTTCAGCTTTGCCATAACCACATAAAGCATGACCTTCATGCTCAGGTAGTTCAACTATATCACCAGCATGTACTTTAGAACCGCCAGCCATTGTATCTGTTAAGATTTTATATTTTTTCATATTTAAGTTGGGGGTATTACTACCCCCATTCCATTTAAGCATCAGCTAATTAGTCGGATGATTTACAGAAAGATACTGCGTGTCTTACAGCAACATCAACAGTTTGTAGAGCAACAATTCTTACTCCACCTGAAGTTGATAAAGCATAAGGATCAACAGTAATATCTAGTCCACCATACATACCAATTAATAGGTCTGCAAAATTACCAAAGTAGAAATCACCACTTGTTACTTGATTACTTCTGATTACATTATAGCCATTCATGCTATTGTCAGGAGAAACAACAAATTGAGCAGTATTAGTTGCTTTTTCAGTTGTTTTCAAAGTACCAAAGTCAGCAGGTCTACAGATGTAACTTAAAGAACCATTTAAAGCGTTGTCATTAGCAACAGCACTTTCCATAGCTACTATTTCAGCCCATGTTGGGTTAGCAGCAGCAAAAGTAGTAGTGTTAATACCTGAAGTATTAGAAATACCTGTAGGCTGACCACTTGAACCTGAACCAGCTAAAGCACCTAAATCAATA